AGATAAAGAACCAACACAATATGTCAAATGTGATACGAGATCAGTTCATGTCGATAACGATCGCATCATGTTTTCAAAACATACTGTAAGTAAATACATGAAGAAAGTCGTCTTTTTAGATCGTACCATTCAAAAGAAATTTGATTCAGGAGCATTCCTAACTGGAAAAGATTTCAACTGTACTTGCAGACATACGAAGTACACATGCACGGGCTACGATGTCGTGATAAAAAACACCATAACCGTAGGGACATATTACCTAGACATGTGTCTTAAAAATAAGATATTCTCTCTATTCATGAGACTGTTTGCAAATGTAGTACTAGCAGACAAAAAGTTAATGGACAATGTAATAGAATGGATGGAACGGGAGTTTTGGCCAGAGTTCGATAGACGATACGAAGATTACGTGCCAACTAAATTCAACGAAGAATATTATAAAACTAGAGACAAGAAGAAAAGAGAATTCTATGCAAAAAATAGGGACTGGAATTACTATTACGCTTTGTTTACGGCCATGACAAAATCAGGAGAAGCTCAATATGGCTCGGAAGAATATGTGGCTAAATATCTCAAGCCTAGAAACATATGCGTTCCAAACCCTACTTGCATGGGCTGGATGCTAAATTTAAACTTTCAAGCACTAAATGCTCTTTGTTTCTGCCAACCACAATTTATACACGCTATGAGTTCTAAGGATATGGGCAGATACTGGACACAAGATTTGTATCATTTAGATACAGGAGTAACTTTAGGTTTCGACTCCAGTGGACACGACGCACACCAAGGCCCTCAATTGTTCAGAATTGATGATGCATTTTGGAAGAGATACCTCAAAAAACTGGCAGTATACGCAGAAATCCCAGAAGACAAATTGCAGATCATTGAGGAAAACATTTACAAACATAAAAGTACAATTCAATCTAAAGAAGGCATGTTAGACCCAATAGATATAAAAATAAAGGCACATGGGACAGTTAATTCAGGACAAAGCTTGGAAACCACCTTCGGAAATAGTCTTAGGCTAATTGTTCTAAACGGATACATTCTATCGAAATTAGGCTATAAATGGAACGATGCCAGACTAGACACTGATCAAAATGGTTATAACTTGAGATATAGACACACGACCGAAAACCAAGTGTATGTATACGTTACAGGGGATGACACACAGTACAAAGTAATCAATGACCAGATAG